GCCACCGCCGCCACCACCACCGCCGCCACCATCACCGCCGTGTTTTTTATGACCGAACAATGACCCTGCCAATGAAAATGCTGCTGGAATTGCTGCTGCCCACATAAATTCACCTTTTTTTATTAAACTATATCTGCTTCCCCGTCGCTGAGCACAAAGCGGCCCAACCCATAAAATCTAAACTGAAAAATTACTTCGTTATATCTGCCTAAATTATAAAACTTGAAAATATTTCTTCTTTTTCCAGAATTATTAAGCCAAAGACCAAATGGATTACCAAAAGTAATGCCACCGTCTGATGATGTAGAGAGATCAACGCGCGCATCAATCTCATTCTCTCCCTGCTCTATAGGAAAAGTAATGCTATTTACAACAAAAGGTGCGCGACTAGTAAGCGCTGATGTTGGCGTTATAATTATTCTCGGTATTTCCTGTCCATTGGCAGTATTAAAGTCATTAGACAGTTGATACAAAATCGGCTCAGTTGCGCTTATAAAATAGTAATTATTATTAAAATAAGCTACTCGCCTTGCAATATGATAATTCTGATATGGATCACATAAGTTATAAAACTTCTTCGCATTAAAGTGATATACAAATGTCACATTATCGGCTGGATCAGCAAACGTAAGTTGGTAAAATGTTTGCCCATCTTGTTTAAATATAAACCCAAAAGAGTTTTCAGGATTTACTAATTGTGCCAAGCGGTAATTTATTCCATCGTCTGATATCTGCGTTGCAGGTCCACCAGCGCATAACAATATTGCTGGACCGGATTTTTCATTACTACCAAGCCAAATAACAAATTCCTCATTAGTAGCAATAGTAGCAGCATTCAAACACCCAAAATCGATGATATAGCCGCTGTTTCTTTGGTATTGAAATAGTTGTAGTTTGAGATCGCTCCATAACTCTGTTACTGTCTTTCCCATCACAAGAAGCTGTCCTGGCTTACCAGGAACTCTAACGCAAGCCATTACATTATCAGGTTTTGTCTCAAAACTTCCGGTTTGTTCGCTTGATGGAGTAAAGCCGCTCTGTAGCGTAATAGAAAAAGTAGCAGCAGTTCCATGACCTCCAGTTACAGCATAGGTTACGCTATCATCAAAACCTGAGCTTATATTGCTTGTTCCAGGTGGAACAGTTACGGTATCAACCGCAGAACCACTAAGTGTAGCAACGGTTATAGTACCATTCTTCCCGCCAACAAGTGTTAATACGTCACCAACATGATAGCCACTGCCACCATTGACTACTGTCGCTGTATTAATAGCAAGCAAAAGATCGTCTGAAATTCTCCACTCAGGTAATCCATTACATGAAGCTATAAAATAAGTGTCCTGAAAAGTTACATATCCAGCGCTAAAATCCAATGGAAGTCGAGCAAACGCACTGGTTGAATAGTCATATATATAAATATATTGCTTATCACAAAATGCTATTTGATCCATCAAGTTCTCGTCTATAAACACATCGCCGTACGATGTAGACAAACTAGCAACGTAAGTTACTATTGGTTGCCAGGGAATGGCACTGGGAAATGTTATACTATACACATTCTCTCCTAGCACCATATAACCAGTATTAGAACGTGCACTATAAAATATTCCTCTGCCAACTCCCGTTATTATTTGTGCATTTACAGATATATAACCTGCGTATGGAACCATCCAACCATCAATTTGGAACATGTTCCAGCACTGTTCTAACGATATTTTACTAAAGCGCCCAAATTTAGAACTGCATAGAAGTTGTAGTGGAAGTGTGGCCATTAATACCCCGGCTCAAAACCATGCGATAACTGCAAAGTAATCCAGTTCGGCTGGCCACGATTACAATACAAATTAATTTTCTCTGACGTCAAGTCTATAACGTTGCAATCGTTGATATTAGAACTGATATTATCAATCATTGCCTGCACCTCAGGATTTATAGCAACGCCGTAATAATTACATATGCGTTTTGCCACCCAGTGTTCTAAGTAATCTATGTACCACAGAGCATATACAGTAGTTAAATCCATAGGTAATTGTGCAACCGTAACAGGACTAAGCGCAAACTTTCCCCAGACGCGAAAGGGATACGTTTCGTTAGGTAAGTATTGTACTGACATGTTACAGCCATCATTTCCTAGCGTAACAGCAAATGTTGCACTAGAACCTGTACCGCCAGTTACGCCATAAGTTGTATTATTGCTATATCCAGTTCCTGGATTTGAAACATTAACAGCAGCAACAGCTGTACCGCTAAGCGCAGTAACCGTAAGTGTTGCATCATTGTTACCGCCAACAAGCGTTAAAATATCGCCAATCGCATAACCACTACCAGCAACAACTACTGCAACTGCGCCAATATTTACATTGTACGCCCTTTCAAAGGTTACATCGAAAGGCAACGCAATAATGTTGTTTATTCTTGTCGTTGAGTGGAATTGTCTTCGGCTAAGCTTTGTTGTAGCAAACCTGACCGGCGTCATGTTAAACGTGAGCGAAAAAGGCTCAACTAAATTAGGTATAAAATATTTTTCTTGGCCAATAACCGCATTTAAACTATATTCTGAATAATACGGTATCATCCGCGTATTGCTTGCAGTACCAGCCAATACTTTATTAAACAGGTCTAGCCCGATTGTAACATCGCTACCTGATACAGTTTGAAAATCACGTGATCTTACCTTGCTCAGATAAAACGCATTCGTAATCAACTCATTTACGGAATATGCCATTGTCCCCCACCTCTAGCTACCGAGCAATTCTCGGTAGCTAGAATGATAAGTTAATAAGTAAATCAGTTAACTCATACTGTGTACGTCCAGCTTTTTACCCACAAACTGGCCACGTCGCCTGCTGCAGTCAGTGTATAATCTACCGCTTGATATGTGCCCCCTACAATAAACGCTGGGCATTCTAGATCAGCTACTTGCGCCTTTGATACAACGCTACCACTTAAGATTGCAAAACCGGCACTAGCCGATCCTGTAGGTCTTAAAGTAATAGAATCACCGGCACCAGTACCTGCAACAGGGGTAATGCTTGCAATAAAATGCACGTCTGGAGAACCTATGGGAGCAACTACGTTTGCTAAACTAACAGCAGTAAAAGTATTTGCTGCGCCACCGTTTAGCACTTTAACTGGAGCGTCATAAATAAACTCCCGACCTAATGCTACTGGATTTGTATAAGAAAGCAAAAATGTAGAAGCCACGCCAGTTGCCTTAATATCTACCATACGCCAACTGTCGTAACCTTCAGGTAATGCTGGTCCGGTAGGAGATAAAGACAGTATCGCTTGTGGTAAATAAATACCATCGCTTGAGCCAATTACATAAACATAATAAATGCTAGAGGCCGCTAAAGCTGCTGCAGCATCTATACCATTTACGCCTTCTGTTGTAGCGTTAATTGTTATAGGTGTTGACACAACCATATCAATGTTGTTCGTAGAATCTGAACAAGAACCTACGCTTAGAGTTAGCGATGTAGTTGGCGTAGTACTGCTTATACTAGCGATTAATCCGCTTATATACGGCGCCGTATTCCTTGAAAGGGGAATTGGCGTATTAACACCTGTGAAAAAAGTCATATTTATTACCTCGCCTAAACACAATATGTGAATGATTTCACTAAAAGCACCAATGTGTCTGTAGCCGCCGTTCCTTTTATACTAATGCTAGGAACACCACTAACAACAAATGCTGTGCATTCTAGATCAGCCACTTGTGCTACTGTTGCAACTACCCCACTTAATTCAGCTTCGTTACCCGTACCACCAGTTGGTTGTAGATAGGCAATGTGTCCTGCAGCATTAGGGGTAAACGTAGCTACAAAATTAACGTCTGGTGTACCAATAGGGGCTACACAAGCAGTTAACGGAAGAGCAACATACGAGGTTGTTAGAGATGATGAACCGGTTGTTAATGGAGCATCATAGATAAACTCTCTATAACTATATTGACCCTTTGTATAAGTCAATAAGAAATGCGAGGAACCATCAGTTACTTTGATATCTACCATTCTCCAAGTGTTATATCCATATGGCATTAGTGGCCCTGTAGTAGCAGTAGGTGCAGCAGCTGAAATTACAGCAGATGGTAACGCATGCGTATAACCACTGGAGTCGGCAATTACATATACATAATAAAACGTACTTGCTGCCAAAGAGCCAGTATCTAAACCTGCAGCACCGTTTACTGCAGCATTAATTGTTATAGCAGTTGCTACAGTCATATCAATGTCGTTTGTAGAGTCTGAACAAGCTCCTACGGCTAAGGTTAAAGTGGTGTTGCTAGCCCAGGCAGCAGTAAGACCTGTTATATAACCAACGGGATTTCTTGATCCTGGAATTGGTGTATTAATTCCTGTAAAAAAAGTCATATTTATTACCTCAATTTAAATTGTTAATATCATTTAAAGATTTGTTAGCTTTACGAACAGCTTCTCTTTTTATAGCCGCCTGCCTATATCTTTCTATAGATTCAGCGCTACGTATGCTGCCTTTACCGCGAGTGTTTCCAGTCATCATTTTGCTTCTCGCAGCTTTAGCATCATCACTATGTCGATTGCCTAAAGCATTCTTATTACCAGTTGATTTAGCTCTGAGCACTTCTCTTGTCTCAGAACTAACCGGCCTACCAATAAGCGATGCTCCAATCTTCGCTTTGTGCTCATCACTAAGCGTCTTGCCTATATGACTGGCACTAAGCTTGGCTTTGTGTTCATCGCTAAGAACTCGGCCTAAATTATATGTATTACCTTTGTGTAATTCACTAATTCTAACCCTGTTCTCGTCGCTAACCACATAACCTTTGCTAAAGTGATCCCTGCCTTTAGCGATCTTATCCCGCTGATTGTCAGCATGGGTACCAAGCCACAAATGCTTTGGATTACAGCACTCGGGATTGTCGCAAGAATGGCAAACCAACATTCCCGAAGGAATATCACCAATATAAAGCTCGTATGCTATCCTGTGCGCTTTATATCTTTTGCCATCTATGCGAACTAGACCGTATCCTTTTTCATTCTTATTTCCGGTCCAGACCCAGCAACCACCATGAGAAAGCTTGTTTATTTTGCTTTCAAATCTTAATTTAGTTTCTTTTTTTATCATAAAGTACACCGTATCAGGGTGTACTTTTAAAGTCAATCAAAAATTACACTACGCAGATGCAACGTTACCAGCTAAGGGCAAACAGATGCGTTGCGAATACCTAGACACAAGCAACCCGCCCCAGATAACATCAT